TGTCCGACGATACGCTCTGCTTTCTGTAGCTCTAACAATCCACGCTCTATACTTTCCCCGTGAAACGTCAGCATCTTAGGGATCATAGGATCGTAGATAGATAGACAGTGTACAGTGTGGAGGTCAGAGTAGGTGGACCAATCGTTAATAGCGTTGGTCTCTATATCAAAGAATAGTGTGCGGGTCATAGTTCGGTATCGCCTCCAACTACAACAGACTCCCAAGAGAACGGGGGTTTTGGTGCTATCTTATAACCATGATCATACCCTTCAGAATCAGCTATCTCAAAATACCGCTGCCAGTTCTTATAGTTTTTCAACCAATCAAACTGACATTCAGGTATGTCTATATTATTCTCATAAGACTCCTTCATCTGTACGCAACGATCAAAAAGTTTTTGTAATTTATCTAATATAATCTGCTGTCTATCAGGTGACTTATCGTCTTCTGGATATAAAGCATAAACTAAACTTCTCAAATCGCTGGCAGTATCTTGCAACAATTCATAATCTATAGTGGGGTAGCTCTCTGAGTCTTGATTCCAAGTACTTATTACTTGTAGGTATTCAGCTGCACCGCTTAAAGTAAAGAATTGTTCCTTTGTAATTTTGGTTTTCATGTATTAATTCCTCTCTGGTTTATCTTGTATGTTATTTTGTTTTATTAGTTTTTGATAAGGCACTAGCTTCTTCAAAGCCTCTACCCAATCGTTGTTATGTAATCTATTCTTAGGGTCTGCGTTCTTAGCTGCGTCTATACACATATCAATGAACTCAGCTTTCCACTTATTAGAACGGCTGACTGTTAGTTTCTTCTTCTTCATTGCTACTAGGTTTGAACACATCAGGAGTGTATCGTCCAGTGTCTCCACTATAGTAGAGTGTGTCACAGTGTCCTGTCTGTCCGCTGAATCTATTCTTCAGTACTCGGACTCGTGTTTCGTTACTTATTGTTTCGCTTTGTTGGTTTCTTTCTAAGCCGATCACCATGTCCGACAGCTGTGCGATTGCTTGTGATCCTCTTAGGTGGTGCAGACTTACTCGTCCTCCTTCTTCGTGTCCACTATCGACACGCTTCAAGTGGGACACAAGTACCATACCACATCCTGTCTCTTCAACAAGACTTCTAAGTTTAGTCATGGTGTTGTCGATCAATCGTCGCTCGTCATCTCCTTGGATACCACTAACAACAATCGATAGGTGATCCAAGAAGATCCACTTACAATCGTAACCTTTTACTAAGTACTTTATCTTACCTAGTAAGTTGTCGCTATCCATACTACCGAAGTGATCGTAAGTGTAGAAGTTTCCGTTACCTACCGTCTCTTCAAACGCTGGTCGCAGTACCTCCTCACTTGTATCGTCTTCCTCAAGGTGGATAGGTTTGTTGATGTGGATACCCATGATACCCAAGGCGGTACGCCTGACTGATTCTTCAAGAGCTATGTATCCTACCTTCTCTTTCAGTCCGAGGATGTGGTGAGCGATCTCTCTACAGAATAACGACTTACCTATACCACTACCTGCACACACCGTAACAAGTTCTCCTTGTCTCAGTCCTAGTGTCAGCTCATTCAATCCAGCATACGGATAAGGTATAGACTTACTGTGTTCTCTGTCAGCGATGACATCCCACAGTTCCTTACCGTTTACGATACCGTCTGGTCTGTACTCTCTTGCATCGAACAAGCAACTGACTAACTCCTTCGCCCTCCCCGCTACTAGCATATCAGATGGGTCTTTAAGTGGTAGCTCTGCGATGTGTGCTTTGCCGGGTGTTAAGAGTGCTGCACATTCTGCTGCTCCCTTCCTTCCGACATCATCCATATCAAAACAGAAGACCACTTGTTCGTACCTGTCTAACCAATCGATAGCTTGTGCTACATATTTCTTAGCTGCTCCTGCTCCGTTCGGTACAGACACGACGGGCCACTTGTTGTCCATAGCTTGGCTGGTACTAAGAGCGTCGATCTCTCCTTCCACCACAACAACACGACGACCGCCGTCTCGCCAAAGGTGCTGACCGTACAATCCTAGTAGCTCACCCTTGATGTGGAACTTCTTGTTAGGTGTACGAATCTTTTGTCCGCACGTTTTGCCGTCCCTTGTCTTATAGTTAGCTATCTGAACAGGCTCACCGTTATATACACCACACCAGTACCCCCACTTCCGACAAGTGTCTTCAGTCAGGTTGCGTCGTGCTATAGCTTGTGGTTCTCCTCGTACATAATCTCTCGGTGTTGGGGAAGGCTTGGTTTCATTCTTCATTCGTCCGGCTCCAACGTGATCTTCGCATACGAAACAGTGGGTGCTACCGTCGTCGTTGATTGATAATCCGTCGGAGCTTCCGCACTTATCGCATGGTTGATGGGTGGTTGTGAAAGCCATGATTTAGGTATAGTTTTGTTTGCATATTTTATTCCTTTCTTTTCGCACCAAACAGCGTAGGTGGTGTTGCTTCCCTTACGAATCTTATTGGACGCATTCATAAACACGAGACGTATGTCTAGGTGTGGATGTTGCTCTCGTACTAGTAGATGCTTTGTCCTGTCCTCGACTGTCCACAATCCTTTAGCTTCTATAATGATGCCGTTGGGTAGTATGAAGTCGGGAGTATAAGTTGCCGTCTTAGTGTACTCTAACTGTAACGTTTCGTATTGGAAGCTAACACCACCACGCTTTAATTGATGTGCTAGTTTAGCTTCGAATCCGCTGCGGTAATTAGAAGTTCGCTGTGAGCGTCGTTTCTTCTGTCTCTTCCGCATCAAATGCTCCGGTCAAGTCTTCACCTCCATTAGCGATGTATCCTTCTTCCGAAGTAAACCCGAATGCATCTGCACTTGGACTGTTAACGCCACCGTTGGATAGTTCGATAACTTGTACGGCACTCAATTCAAAGGTCACCCCAAACCCCTGACTCGGTACATACCAGAACTTCGGACGGAATGCTACATTAACTTTACTACCACCCCAAACTTGTACATCCTCGGGTAACTTATTACCTTGGGAATCAAACAGAGCGATAGATAACTCGTACTCAGTACCGTCTTTTCTTCTACCTCCAGCTTTCAGCTTGGCTTTCAACATATGTCCGCCGTCCACTTCGGTAAAAGGTAACCCCTTCTGCTCGATCTTCTTGCCGGGATTAGCTTCCATTACTTCTCGTAACTCAGCCTCATATAATGGCTTTAACTTATCTACGATTCCTTGTTTAGTTGCGTCATCGATAACAAGATCACAACTCCATACACCGTACTCATCAAACCGTGTGTTAGGTTCGTTTAAGTGGGCGTACCTTGCAGTGCCTTGTGCTTTAATGATGGCGTGTTTCTTACGTGCTTTTACTGTCATATTTCTCAGTGTGTTTATTATTGGTTATTAAGATAACAGATACTGCTGGCGTTTAACTGCGGACACATCTAAGTCTCCAAGCTCCGGCACATCAGGCAGTACTGCATCTGGGTTGTTGTTGATTTGCTCCATTCGGAACTCAGTCAGGAGATCAACAGTGAAAGTGTTTGTATATGTTTCTCGTACAATCGTATTCATTCTTCGTACATTACAAGCGTGGGTCACGAAACAGTCATGTATAGTAGCGAGGTCAAAGTCAACCTTGTTTGCTACTTGATGTACGATGCACGCATCTAAGCTGTGGATAAAGTTAGCCGTGATAGAGTTGCATTGTCCTCTTTCATCTATGTTATCTCTAAGCTCATCTGTTGTTATACTGATGCTCATGTTTTGAAAGACAGACTCCACCTTTAACTTCTTAAACTTGCGGTAGCTTTGTACTACTTTAAATCCTGTGGGCGTAGACCAAGTGATCGGTTCATCACACCCTAATCCACGTACACAAGCACGCAGAAACTTCATCACTCGGTTGACTGGACGACACGCTTCGTCTGCTAACTTGTTCACGATCTTACAAAGAAAGATAACAGCAGTTAACATCTCACCAGTACTCGACCAGTTGTGATTAACTCCGATACTTTTAAATACATCTTGTACGAGGTTGTAGTGGGTCGCTCCGTACGGACGGTTCATAATGGCAAGCTTCGCTAACTTCCTACTGATACCAAACCTCAACCACTCCTGTGCAACCACACCTCCATCTGCCTGTAGCTCATCGTACACACGGTCAGCAAACTCTTGGTACATATCATTAGCTCGGTCCTCTTCGACAAGGTTACACATCCTTCCGATCTCTTTGTCCCTTAGTAATAACGAAAGGATTTGCATACCGTTGTTGCTACAGTCTTGGCGAACAGGTAAGTACGATACATATCCGTATCCCTCTTCCGTGAACTGCTTATACTCCAAACAGAATCGAAGGAAACAGAACGGATCACTTGCATCTGTCCACCAATCTGTCCCGTGTGGATCGTTCGCTGCTTCAAGTATAAACTTCTGTCGTTTACCTACCCACTCCAGTCGCT